CAGCTATTAGAAGTATTAATTTAATACTTCTTGAATGGATGGGCAAAACTGTCAATCTTTGGACTCTTAGAAATGATTTCTTAGCTTTAATACCTGCGCAAGGTCAATATTTTCTTTCTGATGAAGTTCTTGATATGGTTCAGGTAAATTTAAGAACATCTTCAAGACAAATCTATACATTAGTACCTGATGGATTAGCTATTGCTCAAACTAATACTGGTGCTACTTATGATAACGGAGGAGGAGGTGTAGCTGCAAATGCTTTTGATGATAGTATCACAACAGGATGTATTCAAAATGTAGCTAATGGAAATATATCATATGAATTTGGTACTTTTGACCCAGCTGGTCCTAATCAACTAATTAATACTAATATTATTACTTTTGTTGGTATTCAATCAAATGTTACTAATGATTATACAATAATAGTAGAACAATGTCCTGCGGCCTCTGATATTTCTGTCGCTCAATCTTGGGTACCTCTTATTACTATTCCTAAACAGACTTATATAGAAGGTATAACTTCATGGTTTGATGTGCCAATTCCAGTTGATGCTAAAGCATATAGAATAAGAGAAATCGGAGGAGAAACATTAAATATAAGGCAAATATATTTTAATAATAATGTATTTGATTTTAATATTTCAAATGTGAGTAGGTATGAATATGGTACTTACCCTAATAAGAATATTCAAAGTAGACCAAATGTTTATTATTTAGATAGACAACTTCAACCTGTTTTATATATTTGGCCTACTCCTGCACCTCAATATAATTGTCTTGCATATTCTTATAAGAAGATGATGCAGGATGTTACGTTATTGACTGATACCATTGAAATACCTGCTAAAATGTATCCTGCTTTAATCTGGGGACTTTCATATTTCTTAGCTTTAAAATTTAATCCGCAAATGACGGATATGATGGAAGCTAAATATGAAAGATCATTTGCTGAAGCTACCAAAGAAGATACTGAAGATATTTCTATTTCTATAAGAGGTAGTTAATCATGGCATGGGTAAGTAGGTGGAAAAGTAAATTTGTAACAATAGATTATGATAATTCAGATTCTTTAGGAGTATGTGATCGTACAGGTTTTACCTTTAATACAAAAGATTTATGTCGTCAAATGGAATGGAGGGGTGACAATCTTGTATGGACAGGATTAATGGTGGGAAGGCCTTATTTGGATATTCCTAATGAACAAAATAGGCCTCCTTTAGTTAAAAATGACCCAAGACCTATAAATGATGCAAGACCTCCAACTCCGTATCCTGATCCTGAGTATCCAGTAATAGGTACTTATGATCAAACTGTAGAAAGTCTTGAAAATGGAAGTTTTTTTAGTGAGAACGATCCACCTTATTATGTTTTACAATATTCAAATGCTCCAACTCCTGGATGGAAAGATCCTAATCCTGTGCCAGATCCTAATGTTTTATTAGAAGAACTTAGAAAGGTAACATTTCAATGAGTGATCCAAATACCGCACGAATATTAGAATTTGATGGAGGAGGAGAAAGGGGTTATATGTCTATGACCTTTTTTAACCGTTTTGTTCAACAATGGGGAACTGATCCTACTACTTTATCACAACAATTTGATGTAATTTGCGGCACATCTATTGGGGGAATAATAGCTCTTGCTCTTGCTGTAGGTAAAACTCCAGAAGATCTAATACCATTTTTTACTGAACAAGGACCTTTGCTTTTTACATTAGGGAGCAATGTATTTCCTCCTGTAGTATTTCCTCCAATTGTACCGTCTGTACGTCCAAATTCTGTTGAAAAAGTAGCTCTTATTATTACCAATATTCCGTTTTATAATTCTTCGGGTACTTATGCTAATGCTTATGGGTCAGGATTACTTAAGACATTACTTGAGACCTTGTTTGGTGATTTAACCATGCAGGATGTAAAAGCAAATGTAATTATTCCAACATTTGAATATACTACTAAAACATTTGTATTATGTTCCAATTTAGATAATCCTTCATTTAGTGGGCAAGATGAATTATTAAGTAATGTAGCATTAGCGACATCTGCTGCCCCTGTTTATTTACCTCCTCTAGAACTTACAAGTCCTATTAATACTAAATTAAACGGTTTATTTTTTGATGGAGGGATATATCAAAATAATCCTTCTCAATTAGGATATACTCTTGGAAAAATGACAAAGCCGATTGCTAATAGATTTTGTGTTTTATCAGTAGGTACAGGTGCAGGTGAGTATGGTTTTGATAATGATCCTATTTCATCTAATTTGTTAATTTTAGAGAGAGATAAAAAGAAATATACTCCTGGTACTACACTCCGAATGGTAGTACAAAGGATGGGACATTCTGTAAAGAATTTAAATAAATTACAGAATAAAATGTTAGATTTACAAGTACAAGATATAGATTTTAATACTATTAAATTTTTATTTGAATTATTTAGTATAGCTTCTACGGGTGCACAGGAGTCAGGCGCACAATCTTTATTCTTAGAATCTAACTATACCTTAGATCAATTATATTATTATAGGTTTAATCCACCATTAGATCTTACTTTAGATCCTGCTTTAGATAACACTTCACCTGAGATACTAACATATTATGAAGATTTAGCTAATCAAACTTATAATGATGATATAGAAAATATATCTACATTTTTGGGGCATTTGACAGCATGAGTTTTACTTATGAACAATATGATGTTTTACATAATTTCATATCACCAATAACTGGAAGAGTATTATCTGATCCTAATTATGTATTAATTGGAAATAAAAATGGAATAGCAATCCCATCGCCAATTATAATTGATATACGTCTTGATTTAATAGCACTTAGAAAAAGATATAATTCCCTAGTTAAAGGGGATATCATTATTGGTCATCCTAATAATGAATTACCGAATGCTCAGGTATTATTTAACTTGTCAGATGGTTTTTTATACAATACTGAAGGTGTTGTAAGTACTACCACTATAATACCTATTGGGGGCTTACCTGATTTACCTTATAAAAATATATGGATAGGAGATAATACTAACAGACCTGTTCCTCAACAAAGAGTAGCATTAGATAATTTACCAAGCTTTAGAACTCTCAATCCTTTTAATAATTTCGGTATTTATGGGTTATATACAGGTCAATTTCTAAGTCTTACGAGTCCGTTAGATATAGCTCAACCTACAACTACTCAAAGAATTGATATGAGTAATATGCCACATTTAAGCAAAGGTAAAATGTGGATTGGTAAACTGAATTATCTTCCTCCTGTAATAACACCTATTCCAACTTTTCCATATGTACAAGTAGTAGGAAGTTTAAATTGGAGTGCACCAGGTATTCCACCCGGGGACGGTGATGCAGTCCCAACAGAAATAGGGCTGAACGCTGGTGAAATATTTATTGGTGATCCAAATAATACAGGACAAATAGTGGTAAGTAATAAATTACCTAATACGATTTTACCTGATTTACTAAAAGGTAATATTTGGATAGGTAATAATAGTAATAGACCTCAAGCATTCCCTTATATAGATATAACTAATTTACCGCGTCTTGGTTTTAGTTTTTTATATGATGGTCAAATTTGGAGGGGTACCAGGAATGGGCAACCAGTAGTATCTGATGATTTAGGTAAATTAGAATTTAATTTTACTATTTATAAAACTGTAACGGTTCCGTTAGCAATAAATTCAGCAATTGCTGCTCTCCATACACTCATAACTGGTGAAATTGCTTTTGCTATTGAAGCAGCATTTCTTACTAAATCTCCTATTATTATAGCGTCTGCTATAGCAGGTTCTATTACTGCTGTATTACCTTTAGCTAAAGATTATACTAATAGTCAAATATCAGCTTTAAGGTTAAACAAAATTTTAGCCGATGCTGACGTTTCTTTATATAACTTTAAAATTATCAATCTCGCCGATCCTATTAATCCATTAGACGCAGTTAATTTACAAACAATGCAAACTGCTATTTCTGGAGCTACAGGAGGATTAATATCTTCAGTTACAGGAACAGTAAATCAAATTACTGCTAATACTGTTGCAGGTGCTGTAACCTTATCGTTACCTTCAGATGTTATAATTTCCACATCTCTAACGGTAGGAAATTTAGAGTTAATAGGGAATACAATACAAAGTAATAATACTAACGGAAATATACTTCTTAATCCTAACGGAACAGGCAATGTTGATGTTAATAACCATAGAATTATTAATGTAGCTAATGCTATTGGTGCACAAGATGCAGTTAATTTACAAACATTAAATGCTGCAATCAGTGCAATACTTATTGTTGGAACAACTAATCAAATTACAGTTAATACTGTTTCAAATATTTCAACAATATCATTACCTGCATCCGTAATAATATCTACTTCTTTAACTGCTGGGAATATGCAATTAACAGGTAATTCATTAGTTAGTACAAATACTAATGGAAATATTACTCTTAATCCTAATGGAACAGGAAATGTTGATGTTAATAATCATAAAATAATAAATTTAGCTAATCCGACTAATGCGTTAGATGCTGTAAACCTTCAAACTTTAAATGCTGCTATCGGAACAGGAGGTATCTCTTCAGTATCTGGTACAACTAACCAAATTACAGCTACAACAGTCTCAGGGGCAGTAACTTTATCACTTCCAAGTGCAGTAATAATTTCCACTTCCTTGCAAGCTGGTAATATGCAGTTAACAGGTAATTCATTGGTAAGTACAAATACTAATGGCAGTATTTCAATTACCCCAAATGGCAGTGGAAATCTTTTACTTATTCCTTCACCCTCTACCGGAAATGTTGGTATAAAAGGCACCCCTTCTTACCCTCTGGATGTATTCGGTGCTATGCGTACACAAAGAATAATTGGTAGTACAGCCGCTACAGCTACTGCAGGTGTTGCTTCTGTTACAGGAACTGGTAGTACTATAACTATTTTTGGCTCTGAATTAGGGGGAATAGTTGATTTAAATACAGGTACAGGTATTACTACCGCGGGGACTACTAATCCAATAATAACTGTTACATTTGCTTCCGCAATGCCGTCAACTAATTATGCTATAGTATTATCCGCTGGAAATTTGGGTGCTTCATCATTACCTGTATATGCAATAGGTACAACTACAACTTCATTCACAATAAGATGTAATACAGTTTTAGCTAATTCAACATCTTATACATTTCATTATCACGTAATTGGTAATTGAATTTCTTTTTACCATTTATTATGGTATAATAGACGTGTTAATTTAAAGAGGGAAAGATGAATATTCAGGACAAAATAGAAGAATCCAGAAAAAGAACACAATTAATGAATAGTATAATTATTGATTGGCAATATGCTCAACAAATTATACCATCCGTTCTTCCTTTACTTGTTAAAGAAGAAAGTAGTTACATTAAAGAAGAATGTGATATTTTATATAATCTATTTTCTAATATTGAAACTAATATCAGAGAATTAAGAGAAATGATACCAATTAATAATATTGAAGTAATAAAAAATTAGGGGAAGATAATATGAATAAATTCGATTTAAATTATAATAGTTGTGATAATGAAGGTAATACATATTTACATAATGCTGTTGCGGTAGGTATGGGGGATGTATGTAAGTTATTACTTCATACAATGAGTAATGAATTTATTAATAAACAAAATAATAAAGGTTTAACTGCTCTACATTATGCGTTATGTAGAGATGATGAAGATTTAGAGCTTTGTAAGATTTTATTACCTAAAATGTCACCTGAAATTATTAATATAATAGATGAAGAAGGTAATACATTATTACATTATTTATTAAAAAACAATAGATGGTTCAGTGAAACATTAGAGAAATTCAAATTTATTTTTAATAAAATGAATAAGGAAACTATTAATACTACTAATAAAAAAGGTGAAAATATATTACATATAGCTTTAGATGAAGGGTATACAGGGGTTGTTGAATTTATTATTAATAATTAAAAGATAAATGGGTATTTTTGTCAGTCCAGATAGTGATATATACAAAGGATTAAGTAATAATCAAACTACTATCCTTACGGCTGATGCACATGTTATTGAAGTTACATCTATTAATGTAACTAATACTACTCCCGCACCAATTAGATTTAATCTTTTAAAAGTCAGAACTCAAGGCGTAACAGTAAGAACTTGTTACGCCTCTACAACTGCTAATTTACCTAATATCATTTATGATAATGGATTATCAGGTATTGGGGCTACTATTACCAATAATTCCTCCACTTTAACTGCATTTACTATT